TTGCTGCCCCCATCCATCCCCGCGCTGCATGGTGTATGGAAGAAAGTGTCGTTGTTCGGCTCTAATCCATATTCTTTCTCGCTTATGGTTTGCACCAACGTCTGCTGCGGATACAACGCCCCATCTTGCATCAAACCCCAGCGCGGCAAGGTCAGCGAGAACGACTTCAAGTCCTCTAGTAACGAGCATTGGGCTGTTTTCCACATAGACGTACTGTGGTCGTACTTCGCCAATGATGCGAGCCATGTGTTTCCACATTCCTGATCGGCTGCCTGTGATTCCTGCACCTTTTCCGGCTGCGCTGATGTCCTGGCATGGAAATCCTCCAGATACAACGTCAACAATTCCTCGCCACGGGTTGCCGTCAAAGGTTTGTACGTCATCCCATACCGGGAAAGGCGGGAGAATTTTGTCATTTTGTCTGGCGCACAATACGCTTGCTGGGTAAGGTTCCCACTCAACTGCACAGACGGTTCGCCATCCAAGGAGGTGCCCCCCAAGTATTCCTCCACCAGCACCTGCGAAAAGAGCCAACTCATTCACGATTCCTCCTTATTAACGCATCAAAATAACCACTCGCATATGCTTTTCTGAGGGTTACAAGGGACAATTCACTACGGGACAGTGAGTCAATCCACTCAATTGCTGCGGTGCTCGACAGTAAATAAGCCTCTTTCACTTTGTCCGCTCGCTGGGTATCCCAGATTTGTTGCCAGGCTTCCTCTTCCTGCTCCGTGGCTTGCAAGGTACACGCGCGTGGGTTTTTCTCTTCATTATTCATCATCACCCTTCAAACACACTACAATCATCACAACAACAGCAATTGCGGTGCCCATTAGCATCACAGTGTCTAAAATACTCATATTGATCCCCTGGTTGAAATAAGACGTATAAGACGTTAAATCATAAACTGATACTTGCATACCTAAGACGATAAAAAAGGCCACTGAAGGCCTTAAGATTGATTCTAGAATGGTTTAGTACAAACACCAGCCTAATGAACCTAATAAGTTTTCTTGCTTGAGTGATTCAACTTGTTGTTTGCTTAACTTACGCTCAATCATCTTCCCTGACCAAGTGGTGAACCATGCACAGCCATTGTGAGTACAAAAGGTTAACGCTGTTTTAGGTACTTTGTTGCCCAAAATACGGTTCAGTTTGTCTTTAATCATGTTCATTGTATTTCCCCTAATTAGCTAAGATGTTTAAAGCTTGATCGATGTAGACATATGCCACAATGGCAAAGCCTATCCAAAACGCTACTCTCGCAATAATTTCTTGTTTGTTTGTCATTTTTAATCCCCATTACATACAATAGACCGGCAGCTGGCCGGCACAGTCTTACAAGTTATGCTGCAAGCTTAATCTGAATGACACGATTCTTATGACCTAGTCCGTGATCTGCAATGACAATATTCTTTGCAGCTTTCATCTGGCCGGCACAAAGTAAGCAATTGTCACAAGTTGTTTTCTTACCAGACTCTGCACTGGCCGGACAAGAGACTTCGTTAGCAAGTTTATCGATCCCTATACTTACCCTGAAAGTACGATAAGACAGCTCTTGAGCTAATAACGCTTGCTCTTTCGTATCTGCACTAGCCATGACCAACGTTGACCAGCCAAAGTGATCAAAGCCTGGTGTTTGCCACTGGTGAGTATATCCAACGTGATCAAGAGTGTATTGAGTAAGGGTTTGCCAAAGTGTTACTGGTGCCGCAGCTCCATCACCATAAGTACCTATTCTTAACTTCTTACCGGCCAGTATGAGTGCTAATTGCTTCGGTGTTACCTTAACGTATCGGCCACGCTTATAAGCTTTGTAAACCGAAAGTACAGACCTTCCAACGTTAACGTAGCAGATTGGTTTGCCGGTTTTCTTTGAGTTTATTGGTCTGTGCTCGCAGTCACCACAAATCGCTTGATCTGCACCAGTGGCCAGAGCTGTCACGGGATCGATATCAGACCGAATGATGAAGCTTTGCACCAGGTCACCAGTCTTACTGTTAGCACTGTTGCTATGTACTTTGTTGATGATCACAACCACCGGATCACCAGTTAGCAGTGATTTGCCTTCATATGCTATATAGCCAAGTACTTTCATTTCTTACCCCTAATGTAATGATCTGTCTAATGGCCGGTAAACCGTACCGGTACGGTTTAAATACTGTTAGCAAATGAAATCAGGATGATTACTTACATTAAGCTGTTCAGCTACCTTGCGTAGCTCGAGCTGTTCGGATTGACGCAATGCAGCTCTGATCATATAGGATAGGCCACGCGCCACAGCTCCATCATTACCCAAAGTGTAGTACTGCATAAGTACTTGTATTTGCTTTTGGTTTGCTTTAGTTAACATATCTAATGGCCTTTTATCTAATGCCGTTTCAGTTAAACGGTAAGCGATTGTATCGCACAATTACATCAAGTAAAGCAATTTATTCTAATTATTATAAATATATTTATAGGTGTTTACCCTGCTAAAGTATAACTTATAAATATCTCGAGCTGTAGATTTCACCACAGTATATATATTTATAGGTGTATCTACTAGACCATAGACTGTAGTTATATATTAAGTAATACTTAGTTATTATTGTTTATATGGATACTATCTTTTTTATATTATACATAGAATAAGTAATAGGGGTTCAATCCAACCATATCGTACCTATACAGTATGGTTGAAAACTTGGATAGCTGAAGGGTTATTGTCTCTCTTCCCTCCGGCCAGAAGGGGTAAGGGGTCTCTACAATGTACGCGATACCTATACACAGTGGCATAGACAGCTACCAGTGCCGGCATATGGGATATGGGATAGACATGATAGCTATGCAATCGAGTACTAGCTGCCGCTCTAGATCGATGCCAGGGCACTGGCTTGGGTTTGAGTATGGGTAAGCGGGTGCACCATTCCATCATCCCCCCAAAAGAAAAACGTGTTTATGCTAACATCCCGATATATAGGGAGATGTACATGGCAGATATACTTGGTATTGAGAAAGATGTACTAATGACGGCTAAGATACGAAGATACACCTATCCGTATAAGGATATGGATGTAGGAGATAGTTTCTTTGTACCTGAAGGTAAGTTACCGACTATTAATAATGCTAACTACCGTGCTAACAAGGTGTTGGGTTGGAAATTCAGTGCTCGTAAACAGGATAATGGGATCAGGGTATGGAGAATCTTATGATGAACGGTGCTGCGGTGATTGACCAACTGGTTGAGACTGCTGATGAGGCGTTTAAGCGTCAGTATTTGGATCGTGTCTGGTCGATGACTAAGATTGATATGTTTAAAGAGTTAATGCGGGTGCATGGTGAGAGCACTCGGATGATGACTCAAGCCCAGGCTGAGATTGATAACTTGAAGGCGGTGATTGCTCAGTATTCTGAGGGGTTGCACTAATGGCTGATTACCACGTTGTTGATAATGGCGAGATGCTGGCTTGTGACTTTGTTGATAGTTTGATGCGTGCGCGGTTGCAGGAGATTATTGAGGATTTGAAGGGTTACATTGAAGACAAGGTTGCAGAACCTGGGGACAAGAAGGTGATCAAGGCCGCAGAGGTCATTCTTGGATACATTACTTAAACAATATCTCTTTGAGACTCGCTCTGACCTGTCCTTGCAAATGAGACGGGCATTGGCTTGCAAAACCAAGAAGCAGAAGATTAAGTTGGCAGAGGATTGGCAAAAGAATTACTCTGAACGGATGTACAGGGAGTTGATTTCCTGTGCAAGAAACAAAGAAGTCTGTGTCAGGATTGCAAATTGGGAAAAAGATGGCCGCATTTAATCTGCAACAGTTCTACCACTTCTGTAAGCAGCTCAAGATTGAGACTAAGGAGCAGGGCTTACGCAAGATGGATAAATTGCTAGGCACCCAGACCTATGTGATGGGCGAGATTGCTAAAGGGTTGGAAGAGGATATTCACTTCTTTACCATTCTCAAAGGCAGACAGTTAGGGATTACTACCATCTCTCTTGCGCTTGATCTGTACTGGCATTTTATTAATCCAGGCTTACAGGGAACGTTGACAACCGATACCGAAGAGAATCGGGATATGTTTAGGTCAACGCTTTCGATGTACATGGAGGGTTTGCCAAAAGAGTACAAGATACCGGTGTTGGCTCACAACAGAACCCAGATGAGTCTGAAGAACCGCAGTCGGTTGTTTTATCAAGTGGCAGGGACAAGAAGCAAGGGGACGCTAGGCCGTGGAAAAGCAATCACATTCTTACATGGGACTGAAACTTCATCATGGGGTGATGAGGAAGGACTTGCCTCACTACTGGCGTCTTTGGCTGAAACCAACCCAATGCGAATGTACATCTTTGAATCTACTGCCCGTGGATTTAATATGTTCCACGATATGTATACCACTAGTAAAAGAGCACGAACGCAAAGGGCTATTTTTTGTGGCTGGTGGCGTAATGAATTGTATTCACTCGATCCACTTGGCCAGACTTACAAGGTTTACTGGGACGGTAAATTAACCGGTGAAGAAAAAGAGTGGGTGCGTGACATTAAGAAACTCTATGGCGTTGAGATCAACTCACGACAAATAGCCTGGTGGCGTTGGAAACTCTTAGAAGGTATCAAAGACGATTCTTTGATGTATCAAGAGTTCCCGCCAACTGAAGACTACGCTTTTGTGATGACAGGAACGTCTTTCTTTTCTAACGCGAGGTGTACCGATGCTGCAAAGGCCGCCAAGAAACGATTACCCGATTATTACCGATACTCCTTCGGGGCAAACTTCCAAGACACCACAGTCCTCAAATCCACAGAACGTCTTGCCTCACTTAAGATATGGGAGGAACCCATTGATACTGCGTATTACGTTATCGGTGCTGATCCTGCCTATGGTTCTAGTGATTGGGCTGATCGGTTCTGCATTCAAGTGTATCGAGCGTATTCAGATGGTTTGGAACAAGTGGCGGCGTTTGCCACCTCAGAGATGAACACCTATCAATACGCTTGGGTGATTGCCCACTTAGCGGGTGCCTACAAGAATTCCACGCTAAACCTTGAGGTCAATGGCCCAGGCCAAGCCGTCATCAACGAATTACGCAATCTCAAACGTCTAGCCTCCAACATGGGCAACCAAATGGGTACAGATTTGATGAACGTGCTCGGTAGCATGACGTCTTACATCTGGAGAAAGAATGATTCGCTTGGTGGCTTGTCTCAGAGCATGGGCTGGCTCACCACCTCGGCTACTAAGGAAAGAATGCTCACCTACATGAAGGATTACTTTGAGCGCAACATGATGGACATCTGGGATATGGATACCATTGAAGAAATGAAGACGGTGACCCGTGATGGCGGTTCAATCGAGGCTTCAGGACGCAACAAAGATGATCGGGTGATTGCTTCAGCCTTAGCCGCGGCGGCTTATGCCGAACAAGTGCAGCCCCAGCTCATTGGTAGACGTATTTCTAAGGATATCTCTAAGAAACAGCAGGAATTAACCCCTGAAGAGGTCGCAATGGGTAGAAACGTCTCTGATTACTTAAAACAGATAGGAATCTATGGTGCGCCCGACCGTCATCACTAAAGTTGAGCTTCTGCGGATCATCAAACGCTTTATTGCGGATGAAAACCGTGGAATCTCGCTAAAACTGTTTGCAGAGGTTGCTGGCATCTCTTTAAGTACGCTAAACGACACTTTTCAGAAAGAAACGTTTCCAATTACCGAATATGTGCAAATAAGAGTCTCAAAAGCCTATATTTCTTGGAAAAAGGGAGAAATAGCGGTCATGCAGAACTGGGACAATACAAGATTCACCGAATACCGCAAAGTTGCCAAACCTCGCCTCGCCCGTGGGTATGGCTTGCAAGTCGTAAACGGCGAGATCAAAATGAAGCTAGGTATTGTTAACAAGGCAGACTATGACCATAATCTTGCCGACCAACTTGATAGGGGATAAATAATGGCTCGTATACTTAGAGATTACAAATGTCAGGAGCATGGCTTCTTTGAAGGCTTTGAACCTGTCTGTTCAGAGGGGTGTCGCGATGAATTGGTTCTACAAGTCTTTCTTAAAAGTGTTGGCTTTGTTTCAGACAAGTCCAAAGCCGCCGACTCACACTTGCGAAATCTTGCGAACGAATTCGGAATGTCTGACATTAAGTCCACCCGCACGGGCGAGAACCAAGCCGGCTACCTCACCCGCAACAACAAGTTCAGCGAGAAAGAATACGCAGAGGCAGAAAAGTTTGCCACACCCAAAAAGCGTGGCCGCCCCCGTAAAGACCAGTCAGTCCAAGCCCCGCCCCCGCCGCCGCAAGAAGCTAGAGCCGGTGATTCAGCAATATGGGGCGGTGGATTTCAAGGGATGAACATGGCCTCAGTCTTGGCTGGCCGCTATGGTCAATCGGTACAAGGTGAGTCCGTGGGCTTGACACCACGCGATGCGGGGATACAATCAGGGCCAAGGGTTGATCCCCGTGCAACAATGCAAGA